CCCGAGGTTAGTAAGAATTTCAGAGTAGCACTCTGCTACCTCTTTATCTGCAATTACTATATCGTCACCTAGAACTAGGTAATCGGTAAAAGTAATCAAGCGAGGAAGCGGCGACGTCTCCTTACGAAGGCGTCCCGTTTTCCAAGCAGCGAGCCAAACCAGTGCATGATGCACTAAGGCCATTGATGCCCAGGAAGACAGGGCTCCCATAGGCTGTCCACAGGTATACCTTACCTCATTAGCTTCGTGGAGTTCATCTAAAATCGAGGCCGGAGGGTTTTTCAGACCCTCGTAGCTAAGATCGCGGATGTTCTCTTTTGGAACTAAGAAAGGAAGGCCTACCAGTAACTCTAGCCATAAGTCCAGGATACTAGAAGGCAACATGGGTTTGAAGAGCTCTTTATAAAGTGCTAACGGAATCAAATCCGTCGCACTCTTTAGGTCGTAACAATAAACTTGTTCGTACCCACGTTTGGTGAATTCTCTCAGCTTACCTTCTTGATCGAAGGTGGCATCCTGAGGTAACAACCTCAGGGCAGAGAACATCCATTCGTGAAGAGGCTTCAATACAAGCTGCGTCCAGTAATCTACAATAGCAATTATTCGCACTTTACCTGCAGCCTCGTATAAGGCGTGTAAACGTCTTAAAACGGGTCTGAAGTAGAGTATCGCTTTACCGTATTTTAGAGCTAGTTCAGAATGTTCCATGCCGATGATTTTATCACGGTCATGGTAACAGTATGTTCTTGGCTCTTTGTACAGTATGAAACTAGGGGCACCGCCACTAGTTTCGGGCGTCTTACGCGAACAATCGCTAATGTAGACACTGGCCGCATCTTGGAACCATTTGGCCGTCAGTTCTGCGCCGGTTAGAGAGAGCCACTCCAGAACGAAGTTCCGGGGGCGGCATCTCCACGCGAACGCATCAACACCCACGCCAAGCAAGGCCGGTCCCCGATTGGGTCCAGACTTCGCGGTGAAAAGGAAGTTGTAGGCCGTCGGCCTACCTTTACTTCGTTTCTCAACGGAGAGGTCTTTCGGATCTTTTATAGGGGAAACTTTGATTGCTTCCCAGAAGATAGGAACTATGTTCTTAAATTCCAGGAACGCCCAACTTGCAGATAAATCTGCAGGCTGAGCGGTGATCGTCTCCAGACTTGGAGTTGACCACGCACTCATCATTACCTTATAAGAGTTCAGTACGCTCGACCAAATATGGACGAAACGTATTGAGTTGCTCCGAATACCCGATCGGGCATACAGTGGCAGCTTGGCAGGGAGTCCATTCTGTAATCGGATCCGACGACCTAAGTCTTGGGTCGAAGACATCCGTTTACCACCCATATAGGAATTTAGGACGAAAAGTCCTATTTTCAGATATTGGATGACAGAGTTCACTCCCTGGGTCCGTGCAAGTTTCGCAAGGTACAGGCCGAATGAGTTCATTTCGGTCTTGTGCAGTGGATGAGCCTTAGAGCCTGTCTTCCACCACCACAGTTCTTCGAACCATCGTGTTAGAAGAGCCCTCACGTTTCCGTGAGAGACTGGGATCATCAAGGACTTCACCGTACCTTCAAAATCTTTCTTAGCAGTTACGTAAGACGAGAAAGGAGTCTTGAACAGGTTGATAACCCGTTCTATAGCTCTCTTCCGAGACTTACGGCTGCCCGTTAAGAATTCATCCAAATAAGGATGGGTATTAATGGGGGAATTTTGAGAAGGAGTAGAGGGACTAGACGTAGTGGACGCAGAAGATGAGTCTACTTTGGCAGTACCAGCCTTGGCCAATACTTTCAAAGTATGGTCATTGGATAGGGAAACCCGAAGTTGCCGGATATAATCCTGTTCTGTTAAGTACAGGATCGAACCCGGTTCCATGGGGTCTACGACCGCATGGAAACCAGCTTCTACCTTCAACCAGTCAACATCCTTGTACAGACGGTGATTTGGCAGTTGGCTTCTAACCGACGTCGTCGAGAACGTGCGAAGAAACTTTGAAAAAAGGATTATTTGCATGTTTT